TCAAATATAGTATCTAATCCACCTACCGGATAATCATAATCCGTAGTAACATTTATCATTCTTGGAGGATTCAAATCATCCGTCCAAAATAACAACCCCTCAATTTTATCGACTCCGGTAATAAGATATTTAAAGTCAAAATTTAAAACCTCTGTACTAATACAGTGGTAAATTAAAGACCCTGTATTAGTGTTATAGGATACCACTAAATCTACCACTCCGGTAATTACTGAATTAGGGTTACCTTCATTATGTACAAACCAGTATAATGTTTCATTTATACCGTCTTCATATACTCCAATACATCGAGCGTCTCCAACTAAAGGTTGATTATTATACTCTAACTGAGTTAACAGAGTGTTACCTCGGGAATTTTCTACCGCACCAATCTCTGTGTTTTCGGTAGACCCTAAACGCACATTCAGCGCATCAATATATTCTCCTGGAGGAACAAGTCGTTCGTCAATAGACTTGTTCATTTTTCCTGCTACGAAATTTGTTGACGTTAACGACATATTATTTTAACCATTTATCCTGGCCTCTTAAATTCATCAAGAGTCTTCCAGGGTGTATATTACTTAATCTTAATTTTGCATTACGAAGCAAGGAGGATTTATCCTTTCTTGCTCGATTAACTACATATTCCTGAACCCCGAATCTACCATTCAAAATAGCAAATTTAATATATGCGTATATAAATTCTTCAAACATTTTATTTACACTTACACTGGAGTCATCGCCATTCTCCATGCCGTCTGAAACATATTCTAATACTACCATTTGTCCCGACATAACTGAATTAAAGTTAATGACCCCTCCTTTTTTATTTATACTAAAGGTAGGGTTTATATTTGCGGTTTCAGTGTTTAATCCAAACCTGTCACCTATTTGATAGTCAAAATACCAACAGCCATCTACACACCATCCTTGCTGACCATTATACTGACCTTCTCCTAAATACATTGTTTTTTGATTTCCATTTAATCGTTGTGTGTCCCAAAACGAATCACTTGGCTTTAATACGTTGCCATCTATATCGAATAAAACCCTGCAATTATGGTCTTGTAAATACGCTCCACTCCAATTAGTTTGAATGTTTTCCGTTAAAGGATATAACATTCCATCTTTTTCCCAGGAGATTCTTACCCAGTTTACATAATCTGGAGGAAGAACAAATCTAAGAGTATCACAGACTGTTAATTCTAATATCTTAATTTCTTTCATCGCATCATAGTTTAACTCCTGAATACCTCTCTTTGCATGAAACAAAACTTGATATCTATTTACATTATTAATAATTTCATTGTTTCCTTGAAACATTAACATGAAGTTGTTTACAATATCCTCTAAAGAAACATACTGATATGAACCCCAATTCGCGTCTGAAGGACTTGCGTATGGTGGTCCAATATTATTTTCGTAATAAACGTAATCTGTAATATATGCCATAATTAACTGCTTTCTGATATTTCGTTACCTTCTTCTGTTTTCCCAAAATTATATACGTCTGCTTCTCTAATTTCTATACCTACATATTGACATATTTTCGCAATAAGCGTTGGCTCATCTGAGTCTGGTAATTCAAACTCTTGAAAATCTGTCTGCGTAGGGTCAAACTGCGGTTCTCCTATAACTAAATTTGTCCACGTCCATCTTGGAGTAAGTGGGTATCTTATGTATTGAGATCTGATAGCTCCTGCCTGTAATATAGTAGTAGGATATACTGTAATAGTATTTCCATCCAACACATACGCTGGGTAAGTTGTGGTTGGAGCTGTCAACATAGAATTTGTTAAATAAAATATTTTACTTTGATTAACTCTTTCTACCTCTCTAATTTTAGTATCTGCATAAATAACATAAGTTTCAGGAGTAGCTGTAAATATATCTGCGCTTAATGTTATTGTAGTGGTGTTAACTACTCCAGTTACATAAGCCTCTTGAAATGTAGTGGTGTTAACCACTATACTACCAGGAAGCGGAGTAGGAGCTGACGCAGGGATAGTAGTCCATCCTACTGCTGCCGCGTCTATTAACTGATTAGCTGCTACCGCACTATTTGTTCCTGTAAATAAAGGGGTAGAATAATAAAATAACTTATTTATTAAGTAATAATCATTAGGTAAATTATAAGTATTAGCATTATTTTGAGGTAAAAACACTTGAGTTGAAAAAGTGTCTATTACCTCTACTAACCCTTTAATTATATCTGCATAACCACTTCCAGACATTCTCGAGTTCTGCTTATTAATCCAATTATTATAAGCATAAAAATAATCTTCAAACATATCAATTTGAGCTTGTTTTGCATAAAGATTAAAATCTTGTGGAGAAATGTATCCGTAGTTATTCTTATTAGCTATCGCTAAAACGGTATTTCTTACTTCATTAATAGATGCTGCCATACTCTCTAAACATTTTTACAAAGATAGTAAAAAAAAAGAGGCCTACTTTTTTTGTAAGCCTCTCTTTTAAAATGTCAATATCAACTTATGACCAAGTAAATGATGCTGCCCATTGAACCCCTTGAGTACCACTGGATACCGTTAAAGGCATATCTTCAGTGTTAACTTGCCATTGAGACTTCATACATTCTAATGCCACTTCTTTAAACTTAATAAAGTAAGCATCATCACTTACAGCATCTCCCATAGCGATAACTAATTTTTGGCTGGTAGCTCCTCTTTTATAATGAACTGTTACTTCTCCATCAGCAACGTTACCTCTAATTTCAGTAGCGTTATCTAATCTCACCTGGTTCTTACCATGAGCCCCTTTATCGGATAAGATAAAAAAGTCATCTCCATTAAGAATACCAAAAGTAATTCCTGTCAAAACAAGAGTAGTATCATCTGCAACTTCAGCTATTATATAGTTTTCATTAGAAGTAACATTACAAACTAAATCCCCTACAGATACATTCTCTGTAAAAGTAGCTCCTGACAATACACATTTAGAAGCGTCTGCCGCTGCTATAATAGAATAAGCTGTTCCAGAAGCAGATAAACCTCCTGTCCCTGTAGCTGCAACTGCTGGTCCTTTAATACTTAAAACAGTATCGCTATCTACCGCTGTTACTAAAGCCCAGCTTCTTTTAGCGTAAGCTCCTACTGCGGTTGTAATAACAGCATAATCTCCTACATTAACTGTAGTTAAAAAGTTTTGACCTGCTTCAGTTAGTTTTCCTTCTGTAGCAGCACTTGTTGTACCTGAATCCACAGCAGCTGCATTTGTTGCTGTCGATCCCGGGTACATTTGTATAGGTACATTAATATATCTCTCCATCTTACTTAGGCTATTACTACTGCACTAACCGCTTTAGCTGGAACCCATGCAAATGCAACATCAGTCCAAGAAGTTTTTAAAGCTTCTTCCATAGCGTTTTGTACATCATCTCTCATTTCATTAACGAAAGCTTCTGCAGCGTGTTCAAGTTCAGCAGTGTTACCACTATTGTAAGTGATTGTTGTTTTCGTTGTAGATGTTTTTGTAACTGCAATCACATCAGAACAACTGATGAGCATGTTTGTTTCTCCCGTTACCGGAGTGTCTAAAAATTTGTCCATAATTAATAATTTTAATGGTTAATAAAGCGCAAAGATAAGTAAAAAAGAAATAAGAATTTTAGACCCAACCTCCTAATAGACCCCCAGAATTGCTGGTGTAAATTTCAACAGGATAAAATTGTTGTTGCTCCCCTCCTTTTATAGCCGCAACAATTGCTCGGTTAATAGTCTCCTTAAGACCTTCTTGTTCGCCTAACTGCACAGCTATAGCTAATACAGAAGAAGTTCCTTTGTAATGATAAGAAACAATAGACCCAGCGGTATTTGCTCCTATCAATCCTTTTAAAGGAATTAAAACAGGAACGGTAGCTGAAATATTAGGCTGGGTTATTTTAAGGTATATATTTTTTTGATTCATACTGCAAATATAGTAAAAAAAAACATCCCCTTAGGGATGCTTCTTTATCTTACTCTTCGTCTTTCTCAGACTTCTTTTTTTGAGGTTTTTTCTTATCGCCTTTTAACATACGATTTAAAAGCTTATAAGTTTCAACACCCTCATCCGTTTGCATATACGAAGCGACAATATCTTCAGCGTCTTCTCCGTATGGAATAGTTAGCATTTTAGTTTTGTTGGTAGGTAAATTAAAATACACGTCTCTATTTTTATTTCGTGTAGACAATAAGCCTGCTCCAAAAAACTTAGCCACATCATCATAAACCTGTAAAGAAGGATCGTTTAGCATATCAATAAATTCTCCAGGATTTTCTCGAGAGAATATCAACATGTCTCTTCTTAATTCAGATGTGCTTCTTTTATCTGCAGCCGCCCCAAACAGAACTCTCGATAAACTTTCTAAAGTAGTTAAATCTAAATCTTTAGCTAAAATTTGAGCGTCTAAAATAATTTCCTCATATTCTAATTCTTCAGCTGCATCTTTAGCTTTATTAATTTCCTCAAATACATGCCCGTTTTGTGGGTGGTAATATAAGAACTCTTGAAGAACTTGGTTTCCTCTATCAACATTTAAAAACCCATCTTCAAATACAATAGGTTCTAAAATAGCATTTCCATCTTGCTCGTCTTCAAAAGGGCTTTTTTGGTTTCGAGCATAACGTAAAGCTCGGTTTACACCTTTATCTTCATCAAAATAAAGTAATGGTGTTCTTTTATTGTTGTGGGAAGATAACATAAACGCTAATGGCGCTACGTTTCTTTTTAATCTATACTGTTTAGCAACAGCAGTTGTGTTTCTTTTTTTCATTTTATTATAATTTAATTAAAGTTAAAAAAAAGGGGAGGAGGTTAATCCTCCCCTAAATTAATGATACTTATTAGTCTCTAAATAAGAAGAAGTTGTTTGCACCTAAAGTACAACAAGCTCTTTCAGATAAGAAGTTAACTTGCATCTTGTCTATATCAGACGTTCTCGCTCCACCAGCAGAACCAGTGATCCAAGTTTTGTAACGTCTATCTTCAGTTTCAGAAGCTCTATATCTAACATGTAAGAATGGTCTCTTAGCGTTCTTACCTAAGATTTGGTCATAAACTGTAGTTGAACCAGCAGGAACTAAAAGCCCGTTGATTGCACCACCTGTTAAACCACCTCTCATAGTAGGATCGTTTAAGTATTTCCAGTCCGACTTATAGAAGTCATAACCTCTACGGAATCCTGTGAATCCTAAGTTAAGAGCCATATCTTCATCATTATCAAATAAACCATACGAAGTACCACCCGCTCCATAAGAGTTTTGTGCCGCTAACATATCGTCAATGTCAAATGAGAAATCTCTATTTACGAAAATAACATTTTCTTCAATAGCTCCTTGCTTATCTAATCTTTGGATTACTGAATCAAAACCTGCAAGAGCAACTGGGTTACCACCACTCCATACATTTCCTCGCGTGTTAACTACATGGAAAACTCCTTCAGAACCTTTGTTTCCTACTGGAGCTACAGCCGCTGCTGCACCAGAACCTGCTACTGCTGGAACTGCTTCAACCATTGCTGTTTCAAGATAGTCTTCAAAACGAAGTCTTGTTTCGTGCTCAGACTTTAAGTACCAAAGGTATCCTGTACCTCCGTTTTCTGTACTTATCTCTACCCATCCAATTTGTGCCATGTCAGAACCACTTACTTCATAAGTATCCTTAATGATGATTGGAGAGTTTTCGAATATAAAGTCTTGAGACTCTAATGAACCAACCATACCTGGCTGACCTTTAGCAAATTCAGACCCATAAACAAATACACTTACAGTTGAAGCTGCTGCATAAGCTGCTTGTGTTGCTTCGTAGTAAGCTACTGTTATAGAGAATGGAGCACCTGCTCCTGAATTAGCTGTTACAATCGCTTTATTACTTAAAGTTGAACCTGCTGTCTCATCAGATATCATAATAGTTTGACCTACTCTGATAGCTGCAAAACCATTAGCCGGAGCTGATGATGCTGGAGGAGAAGCTGGATTAACCTGTGCTGTAGGGATTGTAATAGTTTGTGTAGTTTCCGCACCTGTGTAGGTAGCTAACGTACACGCTGTATATTTAGTGTGCAACCTTCCTTGTTCAGCCCATTTTATAAGGTCTGAGTTTGAAGGCATTTCAGCGCCTACCATTCTTAAGAATGATGCTACTGTTCTGTTACCATAACGCTCAAATTCTTTTTCATAAGTATCAGGAAGATACTGATTCAAAAAATTAAAGTTAGTTAGGTAGTTTGAGGCTAAAGCGACTTGCTGCGCACTTGGTTGCAAATCAAAGCCTGGTGTTCCTAATACTGCCATAATTTCTAAATTTTTTTAATTATACTTTTTTTATACTTCTAATTTTGAGTCCTTTTCCACTGCTTGAGTCGCCTACCGATCTAATCTTTAAACCATCTTTACTGAAACTTTGTGGAGTTTTACGCATATCCATATTAATGTTTTTTGACTTCTTAGTAACATCATCTACAGCTGCGGTCATTCCTTGATTGTAACAAAATTCAGCAAACTTGTCTAAATTCATCGCTACAGACATAGCTTTATGATATCCTTGAGGGTCAGTCATTAGTCCGCTTTCTTTATCCATGAATTTACCCACGAAATTATTAACATCAGACTGTTTACTTTTTAACTCATCTCTATCACCCGGCTTGAAGGTAAAATT